CATTATGATGGACATGCAATGTCCGCTTGCTTTCCACTAAGTGCAAACGATTATGTTGAGGTTTATAGGTATAGCACTGTTTCTACTACAAGTAGAAATGGTAATTGGATGGGATTTTTCTCAGGATTTTTAGTAGGTTAGGAGGAACACATGAGCAACGCACGAAAACTTGCAGACAATCTTCCTACTGAGGGCAGTCTTTTTGGACGCAATATGGTGATTAATGGTAATATGACTATAGACCAGAGAAACAGTGGCTCCGCTGTTACACCAACGGCTGACCAAACCGTCACTCTCGATAGATTTAAAGCCAGATTAAACAATGCAAGTAAATACTCTGTTCAACAAGTAACAGACACTCCTTCTGGATATTATAATTCTTTAAAAGTAACTTCAGCCGCAGCCACAACTGTTGGCACTAATGATTATTACCAGATAGCCACACCACTAGAGGGGTACAATGTAAGTCAACTCGACTTAGGATTATCTACTGCAAAAAAGTTTACAATTTCTTTTTGGGTAAAGAGTTCTTTAACTGGTACATTTGGAGGAGCTTACTCTAATGACCAAGGTGATAGATTTTATGCTTGGACCTATACAATAAGTTCAGCAAATACTTGGGAACATAAAACAGTTACTGTTGATGGAGTAACAGATGGATCATGGGAAAGAACTACTGGCGCAGGGTTGCATATTTACTGGACTTTAGGTGCAGGGAGTGGTGTTCAAACTACAGCAGGGGCTTGGGGTACAACTTTTAAACGTGGACCAACAGGTGCTACTAATGTTGTAGCAACTAATGGAGCAACGTGGCAGATCACTGGAGTGCAGTTAGAAGTTGGGCCGCAAAGTACACCGTTCGAGCATGAACCAGTGGGAGTTACTTTGAGCAAGTGCCAAAGGTATCATTACAAGCATTTTACGGAGACTAAAAATGGACAGCTAGTTTTAAGTAATGATAGAGCTAGTAACCGATATTACTCCCACTTAAATTTTCCTCAAGAAATGAGAGTAGCCCCTACTGGTTCTCATGTAGGTATGGATAGAGTACACAAGCCAGGGATTACATATGATACAATAGCTACTGGTCCTTTTTTCTACCAAGCATCTGTAAATGGAGTATATATATATGTAACCTCAACTAGTACTCACTCTACCTCATCAGTGGCGCTTTTAGGTGCAAACAGTAGCGGTAACATTATAATGGATGCGGAGTTATAAATGAATATCACAAGCGCAAAGTATCTTTCTGATTTAAACAATAGTAATTCTACAATCAAAGCTACTATAGACGGACAAGAAATGTTTGTACCAATAAATGCTGAAGGTAACCGTCACTGGGTAGCCATACAAGAATGGGTGGCAGAGGGTAATACGATAGCAGAGGCTGACTAATGTTTGGCTTTGCTGCAGTATCAGAGACACCGTTCTCAGCAGAACTAACTAGACACACTATCGGTGTTACACCTGCTTCTGTATCTGCACAAGCCCTATTAGGTACAGCTATATTTTCTGGTGGTGTTAATCTCCCTGCATTAACAGGAGTTTCTGCTGCTACAAATAACGGTACGCTTGACTTTGACGGAAAAGCAAATATAACTAGTGCTAATGTAGCAAGCACCACAAGCATAGCTGCTCTAACGTTATCAGGTGCAGCAAACTCTAATGCAACTTCTTTGTCTGCATCATTCACAGCCAACGCACCCAACGTATCAGGTGTAGCTAATACAAACCTACCAACGCAAGCTGGCATACTTGGTAATGTATTCGGTGACACAGCAGGGGCGACTACACACAACTACACAGTGACAGTTGTACAATCTGGTGGTAATAAGTATGCAATAGATGGTGTCACTACTGCTGAACTAACCTTAGTCAGAGGACTAACATACGTCTTTGATGTAAGCGACAGCAGTAACAGTGGACACCCATTTAGGTTTAAGGATGCCTCTGGTAACTCTTTTACTACAGGAGTTACAACAAGCGGAACAGCAGGTCAGTCAGGAGCAACAGTAACTCTTGTAGTACCAGCAGCAGGCACACAGCCAGCAAGATATTACTGTACCGTACACGGCAACGGTATGGGCAATACCATAACTACAGTAAATAGCACTACTAATTTTACTGTAACAGTTGTAAGCTCTGGTGGCAACAAGTATGTTTTAAATGGAATTACTACACCAACACTACAGCTTGTAAGGGGAACAACATACACGTTTGATCTTAGTGACTCGTCTGTGTCTGGACATCCGCTAGCATTTAAGAGTGGTAATAATAGTTACACAGATGGTGTAACAAGCAGTGGTACTCCTGGTCAATCTGGTGCAAGTGTAACGTTTACTGTGCCAAGCAACGCACCTAGTATAGGACTAAGATACTACTGTACTGTACACGGGAATGGTATGGGTAACACAATAACTACAAGTGGTGTCCCTGTTTCACTAACAGCACAAGGAAAAGCAAACCACACACCTACTGGCGCAACTTCTTTGTTTAGTCAGACAGTACCAAGCATAACTGGTATAGCAAACTTTACAATAGCCGATATAAATGTAGGATTACTACAAGGCACAACTACTGCTGAAGGTGTATTGTTTCCGTTTGATGAAATTGCGGATAAGTTTGAAAGAGGCAGAACAGTAGTAATACTGCCCTTTAATGTAGACAGAACAATATACATACCTAAAGAAAGTAGAACCGTAGTTATACGCCCTGTAAACAGACACAACGTAGTATACATAACTAATTAAGGATAAGACATGTCTTACAAATGGCCTGAAAAAGACCCTGATGAAACTTCGGACTTTAGCGTAGACTGGTCTAGGTTTTTAGGTGACGACTCCATAGTATCTACTGTATTCTTTATTGACGATGAAAACGGAACTAAAACACAACTAACAACCGCATTAATTGTAAACGGAATACAGTTTATACAATCTACAGTTTCTGGAAATGTTGCTACCGCACGTTTCGCTCAAGGAATAAACAATTTAAGATACAATGTCACTTGTCGAATAAACACCACACAAGGTTTAACATTCGAGCGTTCTGTGATATTACCTGTTAGGAACAGATAAATGGCTTATAATTTTCTCGGCTTAGTTAATGATGTTAATAAAAGATTGAATGAGGTAGCACTAACGGAAACAAACTTTGCTTCTGCTGTAGGCTATTACAGTTTAGCTAAAGACGCTATAAACTCAGCAGTTAGACACATAAATCAAGAAGAGTATGAGTGGCCTTGGAACCATGTACAGGCAGACTTGGTGTTAAATGCAGGTACTATGAAGTACTTTTATCCGACAGACGCTAAGACAATAGACATGGATTCTTTTCGTGTAAGAAGAGATAACAGCTTAAATGTAGGTACAGAAAAGTTAAAAAATTTAGTATACGAAGAGTGGCTAGAAAAGTATGCTGATGATGAGTTTAACACAGACGCAAACATACGTGGTATCCCTAAGTTTATTGTAAGAACTCCAGGCAGAGAACTTATATGTCACCCTGTTCCTGACAAAGCTTACACCATAGTGTATGAATATTACACACTAGGTTATGACTTAGAGAATGCGCTAGATGTCCCTGCCCTACCAGAGCAGTATAGGTTTGCCATAGTTGATGGTGCTATGTATTATGCATTTCAGTTTAGAGGCGACACACCAGCAGCAGATGTTGCTCTTAGAAAATTTGAAGAACAAATAAAATACTTACGTTCTATAAATATAAATAGAACACCATACATAAGAGATACAAGAGTACACTTTTAATGCCAGTACAATGGACGACATTTCCTATGGAGTTCAAGGGTGGGTTAATATCTAACCTTACTCCTTTGCAACAGGGTACTAATGCTATAGGCTCTGCTACTATTCTACAGAACTTTGAGTCTGATAGAGAAGGTGGATACAGCAAACTAAAAGGCTACAGTAAGTTTAGCACAGTACAAGTTCCTGGTGGCGGTGATGTTCTTGCTATGAAAGTTATATCTTCTGGCAGAGTTGTAACAGCCAGAAAGATGGACGCTGCTACAGTAACAGAATATCAAACAGCTACGTCCACAGTAAACGGTGCGGTTTCTTCAGGTACTGCAGTAGCTCTCGATAATAACACTGCCACAGCCGTAGTAAATGGTGCTGTTACTAATGGCACAACAATAGCCCTAGATAGAGTACGTACTTTTACAGGAGTAACAGGTGCTACCTCTCTAGCTGGTGCAAGTGCTACTTTTGATATAACAAACACAAACGGTACTTACACAGCAGCAATAAATGCAGCAGGTACAGGCTTTAAGGTTAACGAAACAGTAACGGTGCTTGGCGCAAACTTAGGTGGCGCAACTGCAGCAAACAATGCAACTGTTACAGTTACCTCTGTTGGCTCTAGTGCTGTTACATATACCAACCCAACGCAGTCTGGCTACAGTGGTTCTGGTAGTAGTGCAACATTTAATGTTACTAAAACAGGCACAACATACACCGTAGCTATCACTGCAGCAGGTTCAGGTTTTACAGCCAATGAAACAATTACTATCGTTGGCACACAGCTAAATGGTGCTACTACTGCTAATGATGCAACCATTACGATAACTGGAGTAGATGGCTCTGGTGGCATAACAGCAGCTACTATAGCAGGTACAGGTTTAGCCGAAGGGCCAATAACAGGGGTATCCGTTGCTGGTACTGGTGTAAGCTTTAGTGGAACTATCACTAGGGGAATGATAATAACTGGTACTGGCATAAGTGGTACTGTAACAGTAAAAACAGTAACAAGTCAAAATAGTATTGTACTGGACAAAGCAGTATCTATAGCAGACAATGTTGTAGTTAGTTTTATTACTAACATAGTAGCTGGTATGTTTGTTACAGGTGCAGGTATATCAGGTGTTGTAAAAGTAGCGTCACTAACAAATCAAAGTAATATTGTGCTTGACTCTGCTCAATCAATATCAGACAATACTGTCCTTACCTTTGGTACGTTTCATTCCAGTCAAGTTAATAGTACTTTATACTTTCATGGAACAGGTAGTACTTGGTCACATATAGGTACAAGCTCTTCTACAAATACATTAAAAGCAAGATACGCATCTTTTAATTTTACGCAAGAAGATAAAACTATATTTGTTGACAGTAAAAGCTTTCCTATAATATTTAACGCCAGTGGAAATACTACAGTAAATCTTACAGCTTCAAATAGCTCAGATGTACAAGGCGCAGAAAATGTAGCAGTATTTAAAAACCACGCATTTTATTCTAAGGGCAGTAAGATATTTTTTACAGCACCCAACACCGTGGATGATTTTGCCACAGGTAATGGTGCTGGTACTTTAAACATCGGCTTTGATGTAACAGGTATGATAGGCTTTCGTGATCAGCTTATCATTTTTACCACAGACACAATTAAAAAGCTTGTAGGTAATACTTCTTCTGACTTTAGACTAGAACCTATAACAGATAGGATAGGTTGTATTAATCCAGATAGCATACAAGAATTTGGTGGTGACATAGCATACCTATCCCCTGATGGTATACGTTTACTCAGTGCTACTGACCGTATCGGTGACTTGGCTCTTGACATTGCATCTGATCCTATTTATAAAGACGCAAACGAATTTATAGCACAAACTGATACATTCTGTTCTGTGTTAGTTAGGGGTAAATCTCAGTACAGATTATTTGCATATATACCGTCTGTGCAGGATGCAAGTGCAGCAGGTTTAATAGCTACTAAATTTATTGCACAGGGCGGTAGTGGTATAGCTTGGTCAAGAACCAAAGGACTAAAAGTAAACGTAGCAGACAGCACATATTCAGGCGCACAAGAAAGTATTATGTTTGCTAACGATGACGGCTTCTGTTATAGAATGGACTCAGGTAATTCTTTTGATGGAGATGCTATAGAGGCAATATATGAATCTCCGTTTATGCCAATAACAGACCCACAAATACGTAAGACTTTGTATAAGCTTACCTTATACGCAGAGCCTACAGGAACAATGTTATTAGATGTTAACTTTAAAATAGACTTTGACACTAAAAATGACCCAGGAATAGTTCAACCAAATACTATACAAATAGGTGCATCAGGTGGTGGTGTAAGTTTATTTGGTGCATCTACTTCTATATATGGAGGTGCAGGTGTTACGTTTGGGGGCAACCTAGATAAAATATATAAAGAAAATGTAATTGGCTCTTTTAAAACAGTAGCAATGCGTATTACAGATAACTCAACAAATCCAACCTTTACTCTTGACACAGCAGTGCTTGAGTATAGACAACATGATAGGCAGTAACAATGGCAGGTTATACAAGACAAGCAGCAGCTAACATCGCTACAGGTAGTGTTATTGACGCTGATGATTTCAATGATGAGTACAATCAAATACAGTCAGCATTTAATGCTAGCACTGGTCATACACATGACGGAACAGCAGCAGAGGGTGCAGCTATTGAAAAAGTTGGACCATCTCAAGACTTAGTTGTTACAGCAGCTACAGTAAGACCTAAAACTAACAACACTTTAGACTTAGGCACATCAGCACTACAATTTAAAGATGCTTTTATTGATGGTACACTAAAAACAGACACTCTTACTGTAGATGAAAATGCTGCAATAGCAGGTAACCTAAGTGTAGCAGGTAACTTAACAGGAAATGGTGTGAATGCTGGTGCAAGGGCAGCGCTGTCTGCAGGTACAGGAATATCTTACAACAGTAGTACTGGTGTTATAACTTGTACAGTTGATACACCTGCAGAAGTAGGACTAGGTAATCTGTCAAACAACGGCAACAATTTATCTGGTAGCTTTGTTGCTACAGGTAACGTTACAGCTTTCTCTGATGAAAGACTAAAAGAAAACGTAGAAACCATAGAAGGTGCGCTGGACAAAGTAACAGCGATGCGTGGTGTTATGTATGACAAAGATGGTGAACGTGGCACAGGTGTCATAGCTCAAGAGATGCAGCAAGTTATGCCAGAGGTTGTACAGGATGGTGAGTATTTATCTGTAGCTTATGGTAACATAGTAGGCGTACTAATTGAAGCCATAAAAGAAATAAAAGCAGAACTAGAACAGTGTAAGTGTAAAAAGTGTGAGTGTGAGTAATGGCTCTACAGAGTAGCGGCGCTATAAGTTTAAATGATTTACACA